ACGCCCGCATCCAACGTTTTCTCAACGCCATCGGCGGTGGTGTATTTCACGCTGACCACGCTTTGCACCGGCGCGGCCGGCAGTTCAATCTTGCCATCGCCCGGCCACCCATCCAGCGCAATTTCCCGCGTCTGGGTGAGCAACGCCCGCCACGCCCGTTCTTCTACAAACTGCGTGGCAACGTCAATCAGCGCGGCCAGATACTCATCCTCATCCGCGCTGTCAATGCGCAGATGGGTTTTGAGCGCGGCCACGCTGATTGGTTTAAGCGTTGGCGGTGTTACCAGTCGCGTTGTCATCGTTTACCCATTCCGCTGAGCCACGCGCAACGGCGGCCTCGGCCTCGGCGCGGTTGTCCTCGTTCACATCCATCACTTCGTGCCGCGCCCACACGCTCCCTGCGCAAACACATACGGTTAGAAACCGAATTTTGCTGGGCGCCGCGGGCGGCGTTGATTGAGCTTTTGCCATGCTTTATTTGTCCTGTTGTGGCTTGCCTGTCGCCCGCTCAACCTTGCCCTCTACGGCAACAGCCTTTTTCGCGGAGATCAACTGCTTTCCGTCGGCATCGCTCACCTCAACCATGTCCCCGGTCTGCGCAAGTTCGCCATTGATGAATGTTGTGCGAATGATTTTTACTTTCATGTAAACCTCTGTTTTTAGTTGGAGTTCATCCAAGCGGCGCGCCGCTTGGATGAAAAACGCGATAATGATTACGCGGTGAGCGTATCGGCCATCAAGCAAAACGATTCCGGGTGACGCACGATCACATCCATGTCCACCAGCGAGATGATGCGCAGCGTGCCAGATGTGCCGCCGGTGTATGGGTCAACCAGCACATCCATCACGCCCCAGTTGCCGTAAATCAGGTCGGCCCAATTGCCGAAGAAGATCGCGCTGCACACCCCGGAGCTGGTGCCCTTGGTGAGGTTGCTCAACACTTGATTGCTCACATACGCGGCATAGCCGTTGATGGGTGTCGCGCCATCTGCCCAAACCTCGCGCCCGCTGTTCGCAAACTTTTCGGTTTCCTTCAGCTTGCCGCGCACCTTCGTGTTGGTGATGTACGCCAATGTGCCCAGGTCGGCGTTGTCCGCCGCCACCTCGGTTTCCAGCTTCACCATCAACGGCCACGTGGGCAACGCGCCGTTTGTGCCACCCACAACGGCATTGATGCCGACCACATTTTGCACGCCGCGCGGCTCGTTGCCGGACCCGCTCCCGTGCAACCCCACGCGATCAGCCTCACGGGCGATAACGGCGGCAATGTCGTTGCGCACAAACTGCTCTGCGTCGAGAGATGTTTGCAACAACAATCGGCGGCTGATGTCCACAAATGCCCCCAGCGTCTTGGGCGTGAGCGAAATTTGATCAAACGCGGCCTGGCTTTCGGTCGGCGAACCACTCTCAGCCACCCAATACGCGGATGCGCCGCCAGTTTGGCGGGGGATAGCCACGTTACCCACGAGGCCAGTCAACATCCTCGCACCGGCCTGACGCACCACCATGCGATTTGTGAGCATCTCAATCAAACTGCCCACCAGCAAATCAGTAGACACCAAGTTTCCGCCCGCGGTTGCGGTGCCCACGGCTTGATCGCGCCGCTCGGTTTGCACATCAAACGGCACAAAAAAACCCTTGGGGTCTTTGCCCAGCCGCTTGGCAATTTCCTGACTGGCCTCCAACTCAAAACCGGCCTGCGCCCAGGCGTTGTTTTTGCCAGTCTTCTGGTCGGCCATGGCGCGGATGGCGCGAAAGAGTGAATATCCTTTGCGCTCGCGGTCGCTCAAATCCAGATTTGTCTCTGGCTGAACGAGCCGTCCGGCGCTGTCATACATCCGCCCGTTTTCCTCGCGCAACGCGCTCACGCGCCGAATGTCGCCCTGCAAGCCATCCGCGGCCTGCATAGCTGCGTCAAAGCTGGCGCGTTCCTCGCTGGTGAGGTCACGCCCAGCGCCTACGGCGGCGCTGTTAATATCCTCGGCCTTCTTCAACTCTGCGGCGCGGCGCTGCTGAAGCTCGGCAATTTGCTTTTTTAGATCGGGTGTCATGTTTTAACTCCTGAATTTCGTAAATCAATCGCGCCGTGCAATCTCAATGCGCCGTGTGTTGGCCGCCGTGCGCGCCTGCGCCAGCGTTGCAACATCCACACCGGGCGCTTGCCCGGCATGTTGCGCTCTGAGTTCTTTTGCGCGTTGAATAACCTGCGCGGTGGTTTGCGGGTATGCGGGATACGTGACAATGCTCACGTCATAGAGCCGCTCCAATTTAAGAATGGTGCGGGTCACTAAATCGGTTTCCTTGTTCCATTCCCAACTGTCGTTTTTCACAGTGAACGCAAACGATTGTTGCGTAATGTCCCCGCGTTTCATGCTGGTCATCAAATCTCGCGCCCACTGCGTATCCGGCGGCATGATCTCGTTGCGCAACCCGGTTTGGTCTACGCTGATCGCCAGCGTTTTTGACGTGGTGCGCCCCAGCACAAAATTTGGATCGTGGTTGAACAACGCGCGAACATCATCTGCCAGCACATCATCAAATGCGCCAGGCGCAATTTGTTCGCGGAATCCCCAGAGTTCCTCGCTCAGCGCGTTGAATTTCGCGGCATACCCCGCGATCACGTCCACGCCATTACTCCGCAGCTCCGGCAGTTGTGTTGCAACTCTTCGTTCTATGTTCATGCAGTGAAAAACAAAAACGCGCGAGTTTGGGATTTACCAAACCCGCGCGTTACTCGCGTCGGTTATTCGTTTGCGCTCAAATTATATGCCCAATTTTTTAATCAAATCAATCCATGTGAGAGATGAATCACCCATCCACCACTCGGTCAGCTCACGAGCCTCCTCGCGCGGGTCAGTTCCTGCGCCAATTGCATCGCACACAGGGGTTAGAACATCAATCACCCACTGCCCGTGCCGGGCGTAATCCCGCTCGTTTTGCGTGCGTTTCGCCACACGTTGCGCGGCATCGCTTACCAGAATGCGCAAGGCGCGTCCGTTTTGCGTTTGCCCCTGTGTTTGCCCATCTTTTGCATTTCCAACGCTCTGGGGCGCGTCTGGTTGCGTTTTAGCCCCCGCCGGTGTCATATTGAGCGGCGCAAAATACTCATCCCCGCCTTCGACGTGGTTCATGTCCTCGCGGTCGCGCACATCATTCGCGCTCAACCAGCCCCATTGACGGCCAATGGCATACGCCTGATACCGCGCCAGTGTTTCACCTCGCAGCAGAGCATCTTCCAGAAAATCTGTGAACAGCGTTTTGCGCTCTGGGTCACTGAGCAATTGCCGATCTGCGTCTTGTTCCCAGCGGGTGAGCCACGGCACCAGCGAGTAGGTGACAAACTCAATGCTCATCTGCTCAATGTTGCTGAACGTGGCGCGATCCAAATCGCCGATCATGTGCGCTGGCACACGATACAACCGGGCAATTTCGCTCACTTGATATTTGCGCGTTTCCAAAAATTGGGCATCATCCGGCGGGATGGTGATCGGGTTGTATTTCATCCCTTCCTCGAGGATGCCTAATCGTTGCGCGTTGTCCAACCCCTGATGCCGTTCCTCAAATGATTTTCGCAAGCGGTCGTATGCGTCTTTTGAGAGCTTGCCGGGGTGTTCCAGTGTTCCGCCCGGTCTCGCCCCATTCTCAAAAAAGCCTGATCCGTATTTTTCGGTCGCCATGCCCAGACCTATGGCCCCGCGCGCGAGCTGGATCGGAGAATAGCCCACGATGCCGTCACTTGCCAGCCCATGCAGGTGCAACACGTGAGAAGCTGGCAATATCACGTTTTGATGGCTGTCTTGATAAGCGTAAATGAGTTTGCCAGTTTCATCACGCCCAACCCGCGTGTTGGATGGGTGAAGCGGCCACAACGCGCGAACATCTCCGCGGTTGTTCATCTCAATTTCTGCAAACGCATTCCCCCAAGTCAGTATGTGCGCCATCATCGTTTCGCGCAGGGTAAATGCGCTCATCTCTAGGTTTGCAATGCGGTTGAGAATTGAATCGAGAGGGTGATTCATGGCCCGGCTCTTGCCCTGATTTGTGCGCTCATACACATGCCAGGGCAACATCGCCACACTTTCAGACAACAACCGGATGGCGGCGAACACAGGCATGGACGTTAGCGCGGTGCGCGGGGTGACGTTTGCGCCTGCGTCACTTAATCCAAAGGCTACCACGGATCGCCAGTCTTGAAGCGGCACCACACTTGCATCCATTTTCTTGGTCGCCGCGCTCCGCTGCTCAAAAAATCCACGAACTGAATCCAAAAAGGTTTTGTTTTGGTTCATTGATAAATAAAAACGCGCGGTTTTGGTGATTGCCAAAACCGCGCGTTACTCGCATCGGTATATTCTATTTGCGAGGGTTGCGTTACTCAGGTCACAACCCTCTGTTGTTACATCGCCTAGCGATGGATGCGCGTTCTCGTGCGGGCACTCGGTTATGCCTGAGCATTTTCAATGTGTCACCCGCATCATCCACATTGGCCACACCTTTCCAGTTACTAGCGCATCTAAAATTTGGTATTCGCTTGCAAATTAGTGTGCGAATACACCTATTATTGCACCAAATTCTCTAAAGGGTTAGGATTCCGCGATCCTCATACACACTCATGCCAGGGCGCGACGCGCGATCCAGCGCCATGATCAACGCCACAATACCGTCTATCCGCTCCGTTGACTTATCTTTATCAGGCTTGATGTTTCCAGCGGGATCAGACGTAACCACAACATTTGATGCCATCCAAGCAAGAACAGGATTGCCAAGATGATTTATTTTGTGAGGGGCATATTTGCTGTCAAACAATTTAAGGGCGGGGGACATTTCAGGATAACCCTGTCTAAATTCAACAAGTTTAGTTACATGGCGCTCAGCTAATCGGTTGACCAACGCCGTTGCGTTCCAACGGTCAAAAGCTATTTCTCTAACATCATAGATACTGCAAAGTTTTTCTATTTCTAACTGAATGAAATCATAATCAACTCTTTCGCCAGGTGTTGTTTTAATAAAATCTTGCTTTAGCCAAAGGTCATATGGAACACGATCTCGTTTTACTCGTTTGATAAGCCCATCCTCTGGAATCCAGAACCAAGCTAAAACCAGAAAATCTTCTTCATCTTTTTGAGGTGGAAAAACAAATGATAGTGCGGTTACATCTTGTGTGCTAGAAAGGTCTAAACCACCATAGCACTCTCGTCCGCGAAGTGATTCAACATCATATGGTTTATTACAGGCATTCCAGTGTTCAATGTTTATCCAGCGTGTTTCTGCCTGTGTCCAGATATTTAGCTCAAGCCGAAGAAAGCCATTTTGAGCGGTAGGCTGTTCTTTGGCTTTCAGAGCTTTGGCACGCATATCATCAAGGCGTTTACTTACGCCAAGATTTGGATTTGCTTTAATCCAGCATCGCTCATCTTCCCAATCATCCCCCTCATCAAGCGTGAAGATAATCCCAAAAAAAGAATCATCTTCAATCAAATCACCCAGCACTTTTTCAGTGTATTGGTGCATTTCAAAGCAAATAGTTTGGCGATTGAATCCTGCGGTGGTGATCATCCAGATAATGGGTTGCCTGCGTGAGCCGGTTGCTGTATCAAGAATATCTACCATGTCACGGGTTTTATGGGCGTGCAGCTCATCAATCAATGCACAATGCACATTCAAGCCGTCCATAGAATCTGCGTCACGTCCGAGCGGCTCAAATTTGCTATCAGTTGCAGCCATGCTAATACTGCATGAGGTAGCTTTTGGATTTTTATCTCCAAAAATAGTTAATAATTTACCAAGCCCTAATGATTTACGGGCCATCTTCGCGGCCTCAAGCCAGGTGATTTTTGCTTGATCGCGTTTGGTTGCCGCCGAGTAAATCTCAGCACCGGCTTCCCTATCTGCCATTAGCATGTACAAACCAATCCCAGACACCATTGTTGATTTGCCATTTTTACGGGCCACCTCCTGATATACGCTTCTAAAACGGCGCGTGCCATTAGCGCGTTTCCAGCCAAACACAGACCATAAACAAAATTGTTGCCAAGGCTCAAGTTCAACGGGATTATTGGCCCATTCGCCTTTTGAGTGTTTTAGGAAATTAAAAAACCTGATTGCCCTTGCGCCGGCCTTTTCATCGAAGTGCAACCCCCGCTTGTGCCCATGCTCCAAATCATGTAGATGGCGTTGGCACGCCAATTTCACCCATTTGCAAGCCACAACTGTTCCATTCAAAACATCGCGCACGTATTGTTCTGGAATGGGCAAATCTTTTTTTATCCGTTTTTTAGAAATTCCAGAATTTCGTTTTCCCCGTCCGGCTGCGGCAATTTTATGCGTGATCTGCTCGCTGGGGTTATCCCCAGTTCGCTGGCGAGTTTTATCATCTGCTGCACTGCCATGTTTGCGATGCGCATTTGTGGATTCATTACTGAATCGTTTCTGCTGTTTAGTATTACCGGGCGTTTTGCCGCCTCTTTTTTGCTCTCTAGCCACGTCGCGTAAGCCTCGCAATATGCCTCAAGTGCTCCAACATCAACTGCGGTGATAACGTTGTTTGTGGATAGTTGTAAAGCCAACTCCTCATATTTTGATTTCGCAACTGCGCTGAGGTGTTCCGGGGGCGCAGTTGAGGCGCGGTCGAAACGCGGTTCATCTGCATTCAATTTGCGTTTGCCCGGATTGCCTGCCAGTTTTTTTGCGGCAGTTGGAGTTGGCTTACGTCCACGTGTCATTTTTGCGAAAAATCCAATTTCGCGGGTGTGCGCGTGTGAC